CTTCTCTGCAAATGGGACTTTCGCAGGCGCTGTTGCTGCAGTCAACGCATTTCGGATTCTGAATGAAGAACAGGAAATAAGCCATCGGAATGAGGTTTCAACTCAATATAAGGAAAATTATTTTGAGGGATGCGGGAAATCATTAGCTTGCCATAACATTTGCCCGATTGGTCTGCCTGTCGAAGAATTGATCGTGAGGTCAAATTCGGTAGCTATTTGGGGAAGACAGTGAGTATCAAAACGCTGATTAAAAAAAACATGATTAACCTACATCTATGGTTTTACCAAAAATAGAGACATATCCTTTGTTTCGGTGTGGTAGCGGTTTTATTATGGACTGGATTCCGTCAAGGATGAATTTGATGCTTCCCTGAGAGAGTATATCCAGTCGGAAGAATATGTCTCAGCAAAGCAGCAGAAGAGATATTGATCAAATTATGTCAATGTCTCTTTTTTTATGGAAGAAACAGGCTGATCAGAAATATGCAAAAGAGTAGCCTATTTTAATTATTTAACGAAAGGCGAACAGGGGTGTTCACAAGGGTGTGCACCGTTAAATTGTATCAATTTCGTGGTCGCAACGAAACCTTGCTGTTGTGGATATTACATGAATATATTTTGCGCTAGAATAATTATTGGGTATATGTTAAAATATAAAGAACATATATTCGAGCGTTTATCAAGGTGGTGTATAGCATTGACAAAGTCAGAGAAACTACGAAAAATTCAGGAAATATTGGAATTAAAGAATCCACAAGAGAATCTGTATGCAGATCTGTTAAAGACAATAGGAGATTTGAAAACAAATTATGGGGATTACATGATTACGGAGCCGATTGACTGTAATGAGGAACTGAAACGTGTTCCGGGAGCGGATTATGAACTTTGTACGGCGTTGCTGACAATGCTGCTGAGAGAAGATCATTTTTCCAATGGTTCTTTTGAACGGAGATTTGCTGACGGGCAGGTGCTTCCTGTTCTGGTGAGGATGAAGGATGTTTTGAGTGCAGGAGTGTGATTTTATGAAAGTCGGGGATACTGCATATATTGTGGAATCAAACAGGTATGTGAGAGAAGTGGAGATCCGCAGGTGTTCCGGCGGGATGTTCCTGGTACGTTTTACAGATACGGGCGGCGGAATACAGGTGAAGGCTCACAGGCTGTTTGCAACGAGGGAAGAAGCTGAAAAGAGTATTGAGAAGGCACCAGAGACAAAGAGGGTGCGTGGGAATCCGTATGACCGATGGTATTGAACGGATGATAAAGTAAATAAATGATCAGGGGAAACCTGTTGCTGTTTGCGGAGAAATCTGTGGATGGCAGCGGGTTTATTTTTTTGTCCGGAAAGTCAAAAAATCAGGGACCAGGACTCCTTGGAACAGTAGGAGGTGGTTTTTGGCTATGGAAAAAATTGAACTGATCGATACCGGCAGACTGACGGAGAAACAGGCCAGGCTAAACATGGAAAAGTGTGCAGAGTTTCTGGCAAGAATGATCCAGAAGTACGGGGATGTGGTTCTGGGGGAGATTGAGGAGAGAAATGCACAGCTGCAGGGGAAGTGATCGAGTGTGCCGGTGGTCTTTTGGGGCTGCCGGTCTTTTTGCGCTATGGAAACCGCATAGGAGAAGGTGGATTTTGGGGCAGTTTTTTTGGTCGTTCTGCGAGTTGGCACAGACTGGTGATTCCGATATATTTTATGTACGGCAACCGTATGACGATGGGCAACCGAAATGAGGTGAAGATTTGAGAAAGAAATGTTACATATATACCCGTGTTTCTACAGCGGCTCAGACAGAGGGATACAGTCTGGAAGCACAGACAGAGTGGCTTCGGAAGTATGCGGACTATAAAGAAATGGAAGTGGTCAGGGAATACTGTGATGCAGGCAGATCTGGAATGAGCATCAAGGGCAGACCGGCTTTTATGGAAATGATGGATGACATTTCCTGTGAGAAAGATGAGATCTCCTGTGTGCTGGTGTTTAAGTTATCCCGCTTTGGAAGAAATGCGGCGGATATTTTGAAGTCTGTGCAGCTTCTGATGCATTTTGATGTGGATCTGGTCTGTGTTGAGGATGCCATTGACAGTTCTACACAGGGCGGACGGCTGACACTTGCTATCCTGTCTGCTGTGGCTGAGATGGAGCATGAGAATATTACAGTCCAGTTTATGGCAGCGAGAATGCAGAAGCTGATGAACGGGGGCTGGCCAGGCGGCGGTGTACCGTATGGATATGTGAGTGTGAATAAGGAACTGGTGGTGGTTCCTGAGGCGGCGGATCTGGTGAGGATGATTTATCAGAAGTATCTGGAACCGGATATGATGCTGAATACGGTTGTGGGCTGGATGAATGAGAATGGTTATAAGCGTGTGGCGAAGGGAGAGGATAAGGTTATTACTTCGGATTTTGTTTCCTCGGTGCTGGGGAATCCTGTTTATTATGGGATGATTGTATATAACAGGCGTACAAATTCTGAGGAGATTAAGAGAAATCCAAAAGAGATCATTTCCGTCAGGGGAAAGCATGAGGCGATTATTCCGAAAGATGTCTGGATGCGGGTGCAGGAGAAGCGGAAGAGACTGAGAAGACCGCAGAAGAAGGTGGATGATCCGGAGCGGATCAGTCTTCTGTCTGGCCTGGTGAAATGTCCGGTGTGTGGAACTGGAATGATTACGAAAAAGAATAAACGAAAGAACAATAATCATGGGGGTTATTATAAGATTGTTTATTCTTATGGATGCCGGAATTATCGTAAGAGTGCAGGGCGTGTCTGTAATTGTAGCTGGACGTACAATCAGAAAAAACTGGACGGAGCTGTGATGGAAATTGTTGGAAAGGTGACAGAGACGCGGGAGTTCCGTCAGACGGTTATGAATACGGTTGGTGACAGGAGTTCATTGGATGCTTGTGAAGCGGATCTGAAAAGAACCAGAAAAGAACTGCACAGTCAGGAGCATCTGAAATATAAGCTGGGGGCGGAACTGGATAATCTGGATGTTCTTGCAGAAGATTATGATGATGAATACGAGGCTGTTCAGTCAAAGATTGATGAGGTTTATGACAGAATCGAGATTCTGGAGGAAAGGATCCGGAAGCTGAAAAAGCGGATGGAGGGGCTTTGAAGAAAGGCGTTCGTTCTTCTGATAATATACAGAAGATTCTTGATAACTTTGACCTGCTGTTTGAGAGAATGAACTGCGAGGAACGCAGGGAGCTGTGCAGGCAGTTCATTGAAAGAATTGATGTCTTCCAGGAAGAAAGGGAAGACGGCAGGATTTTGAAAAGGATTGTGTTTCGTTTTCCGGTTTATTATGAAGATGAAGGAAAAAGGGCAGAGAATGATGAACCGGATGAAGTGGTGACATTTGAAGTAGACTGTACAGAGCATCGGGTGACTGCTTCTGAGGCAAAAGCAACCTATGCGGAGATCAGGGCATATGTGAAAGGAAAGTATGGAATGAATGTTTCTTCCTTATATATTGCGCAGGTAAAACGGAAGTATGGTCTGGATGTGGGAAAGGCTTATAACAAGCCGGCTAAAAATAAGAATCATGTGCCGGTCTGTCCGGTGGAAAAGGAAGTGTTAATTCTGGATGCCTTGAAGCATTTCCGGATGCTGGATGAGGATGTGGAGTACAGGAAGGAGAGTGCAGTGTGAAAAAGAAATGTTATATTTATATCCGTGTTTCTACGACAATGCAGGTGGACGGCTACAGTCTGGAGGCACAGAAAGAAAGGCTGATGAAGTTTGCGGAGTTCCAGGAAATGGAAGTGGTCAGGGAATACTGTGATGCTGGTAAATCCGGAAAGAGTATTACGGGCAGACCGGAGTTTCAGAGGATGCTGCAGGATGTGTCTGAGGAACGTGACGGAGTGGCATTTATTCTGGTGTTTAAGCTGTCACGTTTTGGAAGGAATGCAGCAGATGTTTTAAACTCCCTGCAGTTTATCCAGGATTATGGTGTGAATCTGATCTGTGTGGAAGACGGAATTGATTCCTCTAAGGATTCCGGAAAGCTGACCATCACGGTGCTGTCGGCAGTGGCTGAGATTGAAAGGGAGAATATCCTGGTCCAGACAATGGAAGGAAGAAAGCAGAAGGCCAGAGAGGGAAAATGGAATGGCGGACAGGCTCCTTTCGGATATGATCTGGATTCCAAGAATAGCACTCTGGTGGTGAATGAGGAAGAAGCGGAGATTGTGCGGATTATTTATGACAAGTTTGTGCATACGGATATGGGGGCAGATGCTATCTGTAATTATCTGAACCAGAGAGGTTATACGAAGAAAAAGGTCAGGGGGCATGAGCTGAACTATTTTGCCAGAGGACTGATCATGAAGATTCTGGATAATCCGGTTTATACTGGGAAGATTGCTTACGGGAAGAATGTTACGGAGAAGGTGAAGGGAACGAGGGATGAATACCGGCGTGTGAAGACTGATGATTACCTGCTGGCAGATGGACTGCATGAGGCGATTGTGGATGAAGAGACGTGGGAGGCGGCGAGAGAGAAAAGGAAGAGGACGGGGGTTAGATTTGTCAAAACTCATAGTCTGGAGCATGAACATATTTTAACTGGATTGATCAGATGTCCTCTTTGCGGCGGTGGAATGAGTGGAACTGTTCAGCGACGGCAGAATAAGAAAACTGGGGAATACAAGGATACATTTTATTACAGATGTCATCACAGAAAAAAAGTCGATGGAAAGATTTGTGATTACAAGCCGATGCTGAACCAGAAAGTGTTTAATGCGGAAGTAGAGGAATTTATCCGGTATATGGTTGCGGGGGATGAGTTCCGAAAGTTTGTGCAGGAGAAACTGGAAGAGAAGGTGGATGTTTCTGCTTTGGAAACTGAGAGGGAGCAGCTGCAGAAACAGCTACAGCAGGTTGTCGGGGCGAAGAATAAACCGCTTGTGATGCTGGATACTTTGGATGCTGGCGATAAGCATTATGCAAGGAAGTTCCAGGACATGCAGGACCGTCTGGATAATCTTTACGACAGGATTTCTGGTTTTGAGAATGAGATTGCCGATGTGGAGGAAAAGATTAAGGCAGCGTATGGAAGACAAATTAGTGAAAAACAACTGTACCAAATCCTGCAAAAGTTTGATATACTGTATGCAGAAATATCAGATATTGAAAAAAAGGAGTTTATGCAGTTGTTTATTGATGCAATTGAGTTATACTCGGAAAAGATGGATGATGGGCGCATCATCAGGCAGATTGATCTGGCATTTCCGGTGTATTATGAAGGTTTTGAAGGCGAAGCAATTCGGTTGCTCAACGAAAACACAGTCGAGACTGTGGTGTTGCTACAAAGGAAAAATATGTAGAAATCCTTGAATTTACGCACTTTGTGGAGTTTTTCAGTTTCAAAAAAATAGGTGAAAATCACAAAGAAAAGAGCCTTGTGAAGAAAGTAACCGTTGTTATTGCGTTAGACCTCGGGACGGGGAACACAAAGAATCTTGAATATGAAAATGAATGAAAAGCCTAATCCCCCAGCTATGCTGGGGAGAATGGAGTAGGCGGAAGCGGTGAGGATAACAAATAAAGCCTC